ATGCGCCTCCTCATCCAGTCCAAAACGACCGGGAAGTTCCTCTGTCCTGCACTGGATGGGGGTCAGCCCGTGTGGGTCGCATCGCTGCGCGAAGCCGGCGGCGGTGTGGTCTCCGACCTCGAAACCGTCAACCAGCTTGTCGAAGACAACTGCGACTTTGAAGACATGCCGCAACTCATCGACCTGGACCGGCTCGGCACGGAACGCGACTACAGCAAGAGCACATGAAACACCCGAATCCATCGTTTCGCATGCGAAACCCCATCCGCACCCACAACCGTTTCAGCGCGGCGTGGGTTTACATCCACCAGGCGCTGATCACCTGCGTCGAGGTCCTGCGCCTCGGCGTGCGTGATGCCCGCGCCACTTTGCGCCATCGGGCGAACTGAAAGGGGGAATGCTATGTCTGATTGTTCTGGTGGTGACTCTTCGTTTGTCGGTGTCTGCCAAAACTGCCGCTACGTGATTGAGGAAGATGAAATCGATCATTCGCAAGCGGGGGTTGAATGCCCATCGTGCGGCTCGGATGACGTGGTGTTTGAGGAGGCTTGATGCGCTTTCTGATCTGCACCGAGGACCTCAACCCGTGCCCACCGGAGAACGTCTCCTCGCTGAGCCTGGCTGAAACACTGAACCCAGCGCTGCTGGGCATCACACCACAAGGAGTACTGAAAGTTTATTCATGGGGATTGGGTGCCGTGCTGACGATGTGGCTCATCGGCTACGGCATCGGATTGGCGACTGGGTTGATACGCAAGGTTTGACTCCAGCCTGCAGCACGCCAGCGTTGTGAAACGTCGTGTGCTGTGGGGTGTAGTTCCGGGGTGTTCCCGGAAAACACCATTTGAAAAAGGAATTCAAATGAAGTTGTTCAAAACCGCCAAGAAGTACGGCAGCACCGCTGCCGCCAAGGTCGCCGCTGTCGGCACCACTCTGGCCCTGCTGGGCTCGCGCGCCATGGCCCAGACCGCTGACCCGAGCGTTCTGGACCAGTTCTTTGACGCCATCGGTCTGAACACCGTGGCCGGCAAGGTGGTCGCCATCGGCCTGATCATCGTCGGCATCGCGCTGGCCTTCAAGGGCCCGGACCTGGCAAAGCGCGTCATCCGCAAGGTGTAATCGTGCTCACCGGTGCCCTCATAGCCCTGTTCTGGGCCATCATCGCCCTGATCGGTGCTCTGAGCGGCATCGGTTTCTGCATCGCGGTCGGAGGTGGCAAATGAGCCGCCTGCGCACGCTTCTCGCGGCTACGGTCCTGCTGCTGCCGTTCCATCTCCTGGCCGCGACCGTCGCGGCTCCCTCCGCGTTCGACAAGTTCATGGCCCTGGCCACCGGAGCCGGCAAAACCACCGTCACCCTGGCCTCCAACGGCACCCCGCTCGCAGCGCCTGGCGTGCCGACCATCGAGACCGATGGAGGCCTGCCCAAGGCCACCGCCACCGGCAGCGTTGTTAATCCTGCCGGCAACCGCGTACCTGTCTCCGCCGTCGCCCGCGTTCCCGCCGCCGAAATCGGTGCGGCCACGGGCCGAATGCTCGTGAGGTTGGGTTTGAAAGCCGCTGCGGTCATTGGCGCCGGCGTCGTGCTCTACGACTTCGCCAAGGAAATCAAGTTCATCCTCTCGCGCAACCCCGACGGCACCATCAAGGTCGAGAAAGAGGATCCAGACGTGTGCACCGTTGCGCCGTGCTACAGCTACACCATGTCCGGCGGCACGTTTCCCACGGCCTTGAAGGCGTGCCAGAGGCAGGCCGAGCTGGGGAAAGCCGCCAATCCGCAGTTCAACTTCGTGAACCCGCGCACGAATAGCGACATCTCCAACATGGTCTGCTATATCGACATCTATTACACGAACGGCACGCCCTACGTCATGGGTGCCGTCACGGGAATTAGCGTCACGCCGATTCCCGCAAGGCCCGTGTCCTACCTGCCATCAAATCAGCAGGAATTCATCGATGCCGTGGCCGCCAAAAGCGGTTGGCCCACCAGCTCCAGGGTCGGCCAGCTGCTCGAGGAATCCGCCGCAGAAACTGGCATCAAGGTCAAGACGGGCCCCATGACGGTGACCGGCCCAGCCACGTCACCAGGCGCGCAGAAAGTCACGCAGAACACCACCAACAACACCACCAAAACCGAGAACACGACGTACAACCACACCTATAACGGCGACACCATCAACACCACGACGGTGACGATTACCAATATCACCAACACCACCACGGGCGAGCCCATCTCCAGCGAGACCACCACCGAAACCCCGGACAAGGAGGAGGACCCGCCCAAGGTGGACGTCACCGACACGCCGCTGCCGGCGCAGCCCAAGCTCTACACGCCCAAGTACCCCAACGGCCTGGAAGGCGTCTGGACCCAGCAGAAGGCCGCCTTGAACGCCACCCCACTGGCGACCCTGGCCGGCAAGCTGATGCCCCGTGTCGGCAACTCGGGCACCTGTCCGGTCATGAACCTTGACCTGTCGCTGGCGGTCTGGGCCGACTTCGGGGTCCGGGACGTGGCCCCTCCGTGCTACGTCTGGGACTGGGCGCGGTTAATCGTCCTGGTCGGCGCGCTGCTGCTGGCCCGGGCCTTGATCTTCGGAGGCTGACATGTCCGCTTTCTTCTCCATGCTGCTTGCCAAGATCGCCGCCGTCTTGGACTGGATTGGGGCACTCTGGGTGGCGGTCTTCGTCGCGCTCTGGGACCTGGTCAAGGATGGTTTCGCCTGGCAGTTTGAGCAAATGCTCAAGATCGCCATTTCAGGCATTGGCTCGATCGACACCAGCGCGGTCGATGCCTACGCCGCCCAGGTTGGCCCCTTGCCGGCCGAGCTGCTCAACATCCTGGGCCTGCTGGGGGTGGGGCCCGCGATCAGCATCATCTCGGCGGCCATCGTGATTCGCCTGGTGCTGCAGCTGATCCCCTTCGTGAGGCTCGGATCATGATCAACGGCCTGGAAGGCATCCCGGGCTCGGGCAAGAGTTATGAGGCCGTGGCGTTCCATGTGCTGACCAGCCTCGCCAAGGGCCGGCTGGTCGTGACGAATCTGCCGCTGGTGGTCGATATGTTCGCGGCCATCAATCCGGACTTCCGGCAGCTCATCGAGCTTCGGGTGCGTCCGCTGCCGGTGCGGGGCACCTGGGACGCGGAGCGGGTCAAGGTGGACGAGGACGGCAATATGTCGGGGGAGGCGTTCGAGCTGTTCGAGGACGGCCACACCGAACCCGCGCCGCCAGGCACCAAGCCCTTCGGCCATGTCTGGGACTTCTACCACCGCTGGAAGGACGCGCACGGCCGGGGGCCGGTGTTCATCGTCGATGAATGCCATAACGCTTTCCCGCGGCTGGGTACGCATGAGTCCGTGATTCAGTGGTTCAAGCTGCACCGGCATTTCAATGCCGACGTGCTGCTGATGACGCAGAAATTCAGGGGCATGAACCAGGACATCGCGGACCTGATCGCGATGCTGGTGAAGTGCCGCAAGGCGGACATCCTGGGCCGCAGCGATCACTACATCCGCAAGGTGCATTCGGGCTACCGGGGCGCGGTGATCAGCACCGAGGAGCGCAAGTACAAGCCGGAGTACTTCGGGCTCTACAAAAGCCATACCCAGGGAAACAGCGTGGCCGAATCGGCCGCGCAGGACGTCTCGCCCTTCATCGTGAAGTTCAATCGCTTCAAGTGGGGCGTGTTTGTCCTGGGCGCCGTGGCGGTGGTCTGGGCCTTCTGGCCGCAGCCGGACAAGCCAAAATCGGCTCCAAAGCGCCCGGCAGCGGCCAGCCTGGTTCAGGCCTCAAGCGCGGAGCAGGGGGTCGCCAAGGCGGTTTCAGACCCGGTGAGCACTATCACCGGCGTGATCGGCAAGCAGGTGAGCGACCAGCCGGTCGGGATCAATGAGTTTCCGGAGCCCTACGGGCTCAAGGGCCTGCATGTGATGGGGCAGATCACGATGAACGGGAAAACGGTCTACGTCCTGGCCGTGAGCCAGAACGGCGCGCAGATCACGACGGTGACCAGCTCGGAGCTGGAGCGGATCGGCTACAAGTGGAAGGCGCTGACGGATTGCGCGGCTTCGCTGCAGTGGAAAGACAAGGTGAGGGCGCTGACCTGTGACAGTCCGCAGATCACGATGGCGTTGCAGAAAACCTCAACGGTCCCCGCGTTGGTTACCTCGAACTAACTTCGCACCGCCTATTTTTGAGCGGTTTTCAGGACGGTGACCTCGTAGGCTTCTATCAGCGTTGCCATCGCATCCAGGCGATCACCTTCAGGGGTGCCTGGCGCGGGGTCCATATCAACCAACGCAGAGACCTCTTGCAGGGCTGCCCGGTAATCGTCTTCAGTGCGGATAGGTTTTATTTCCATGTCCTTTGTTTCCATTGCCGCACAATCAGAAAACCATTTATGACGAACACCACAAGAACAATGGCGATAGGCAACCAGTGGTAGTCAAGGTAGACAAGATACAGCGCAAGGAGAATCGCAACCGAGGTTGCCGCATCCAGCGCTACATATAGTGCGGCAGAGCGCACCCAGGAAGGGATGCGCACTGTTTCAGTTCGAAGGAGGTCGCTTGCCGCTGGTCCACTCTTCATGGGCCACTTCGACCGGGTTGCGATGCCCGTGTTGCGCCTGAGCCTTGGTTGCCCAATCCTTCATTCGCAGCTTGGCGGTGTCGCCGGCGGTGATCTGTTGGATGGCCGTGACGAAAGTCCGGCGCCATTCTTCGCTTGGAATCATGGGTGAGGTCCTGGTGAAGTGTTGTCAGAGTTAATGTTCCAAAGTATCTCCGAAATCGGGGTATATCTAAAGTAGCGGTCTCTGCAACAGTCACTCGTTTCGCATGCGAAACGTCTCCCCCCAGTTAGGGGAGGGGAAATTAAGTGTGACTTTCCTGTGGTTTCGGCTCAAAATTCGCACGTCGTCGTCGCCCGCATTCCGCTAGCCAAAAGTCCCGAGGAGGGGAATTAGTATGGAAACCGAAGCTGAAATCATTGCGCGAGGGAAAGCGGACTACTTTTCAAAAAAGGGCGTGTATACGAATCCCTACTCGCCCGCTTCCGTCGAGTTCAATCACTATGAACGAGGCTGGATGCAGTCTTTGAAATTCAACGACGGCCGGCTAGTCGGAGTGGCTAAAAGGCCACCGCCAGTACTTCGAAAGGCGCCGCCAAGCAATCGATATGCTGAGCTTAAGGGGCGAAGTGAGCCACTTCGAAAAGGCCCAAGCACCAAGCCCTGAACTTAGTTCAATCCGAATCAATTTCATGCGCCTTTGGATCATTTCCCATTTCGCACGTGGCTTTGAGTGGCTGCGTCTGTGAAGCTTGGTACCAATCTCAGCTGCCGAATATGATGTTGCAAAACTAGGAGGAAGAAATGTCTATAACTGCTGCTGGTAAGTCGTTTCCATGGAAATCGCTGGATGGGCTTCAAGATCCTTTCAACGATGCTGTCAATTACAAGACTCGCCAGCAAAAGCAGTTCTTTAATAAGATATTTCTCCGTACAGATGACTTGCACGAATGCCTCAAACCCTCAACCTACTACCTTATTGGAGAAAAAGGGTCTGGCAAAACCGCTTACGCGGTTTACCTCGAAAACAATGAGGAGCAAAAGACAAAATGCAAGTTAACAACGATGACCGAAACGCAGTACAAGCGATTCATTGCATTAAAGAGAAAGGGCCATCTCGACTACAGTGATTACGCAAATATATGGCGCCCAATGCTGCTAAATTTGGTCGCGCACGCCATAGTCAGTAAATCTAAAGGGGTGTTCGCTAGCCTCACTGGAAAATTCTCCAGTATTGAAAAAGAAATAAGTGAATTTGATTCAGAGGCGCTCAATCCCGAGGTCGAAGTTGCTTTTGAGCTCATAAGGAAAGTCGAGGGGAGTGCGACATTAGGTAATGACGAGGTGGGTAACATTAAGGGCGGGGCGTCTATGGATGTAACCGAGAAGACCACCTTGCTCGCTCACAATTTGTTGGAGCGAGAGAGGAGGCTTAAAGCGGCCCTTGAGGAACTAAAGTTAAGCCACAGCCATGTTCTATTCATTGATGGAATTGACTACCGACCAGAAGGAGTTCCATACCAAGACTATCTTGAGTGCATTAAAGGGTTGGGTGAGGCAGCTTGGCAGTTGAACACAGATTTTTTTGGAAATATTCGAGATTCTGTTGGTCGAATAAAGGTGGTTCTGTTAGTTCGCCCGGACGTGTTTCACGAACTTAATTTATATAACTCCAACTCAAGATTAAGGGATAACGCCGTGCTGTTGGACTGGTCAACCACCGAGGCCGGCATGAGATCGTCGCCACTCTATGAAGCGACGGGAAAGGTTTTCTCGGCTCAACAAGAGCGAGAGGCATCTCCTTTAGATGCAGCTGATCAGTATCTGAATGCGCAAGACGATAACTTCATATTTCGCCGACTGTTGCGATCAACATTTCAGAAGCCGAGAGATGTACTGACGTTCATTAAGACTGCGCGAAACGTTAGCGTCAAAAAACTACAAAGAGGCAATGAAATAGCCTTTTCTTCAGCAGTCATCAGAGACTCAAGTTACACCAAAGAGTTTGCAGACTACATGCTAGGAGAAGTGAAGAATTACGCGACGTTTTACATGCCGCAGAACGATTTCTATCTCTATATAAAGTTTTTCCAGTATCTCGATGGAAAGGCAGAATTCACATTTCAGCACTTTGATGCTGCGTTTAATCGATTCAAGGCTTGGATCACGGGAGAGTCCGTAAAGGCTACGAAATATTTGCGCGATTCGGAGGCATTGCTTCAGTTTTTTTACGATGTCAACATCATTGGTTATCAAGAGAACGTGGGGCAGGCGGAGCGCTTCGTACATTTCTCTTTTCGAGAACGCAGCCTTACAAACATAGCGCCTAAGATCAAAATCACGGGCATCCTTGTAATAAATCCGGGCGTATCCAAAGCTCTAGATATCGGCCTGCAAACTATGAACTCCAATGCGGGTACGGTACCTTCCAAGAGGAAGCGCGTTCGAGGAGGCAACTCCCGTAAGCAGGTACAAGGCAACCGAACTGAGAGTCCTAACTTGCGGCGCTCTCAGGAAAATCGCTCCGACCCACCTGCAAATTCCGACCAGCCTAAGCCCGGCAGGAGAGCACGGCGCAGGAGGTGA